TGAAGCCGTCTCCAGTTGAGCGGAGAACGGACTGTGCCTACCACTGACCTTGGGCCAGTCATAGTGCATGGGCATGGGGTCAGGAACCTCGAAGCCCAAGTTACGCAGCACCCGAGTTTCATCGGGTCTGTGTGGCACTGCTACCAGTGTCGCGCCTTTGTGTTCGACCAACACTGAGGTTGGTATGACAGTCGTTACTCGTGTCGGGTTGCGAAGCTTGAGTACGACTGCTTTCTTTTCTTTGTGTATCAGCATGTGAGTTTCATTGCAGCCAGCACGGCCATGACTCCTTCGTCGGTTTGATTGAATGGCATGGTGTGGACATCAAAGGTCCCTTTCACTCGCCAGTGGGCTTCAAGCTCATCGTAGAGATTACGCCGCAGCTCGATGACGGTGATGTGGGCCGGAACGTCGTGGCCAAACCACTTGGCGGGCATGTCCCGGGTGATGTATGGGCGAGCCCATCGCTGTTCACTTATCGGGGTTGTAAGAGCCACTGCCTTTCCTCCATCCACGGTTGGTTGTTCGGTCTTGCACAGCTACGTTGCCCTTGTGGTTGCCGCCGCCGTTCTCCAGTGACTTCTTGTGGGCTACGTCCTTACCATCGCCTACCTTGGCCTTGCCATCTTTGATAGCTTCGCGCCGTGCAGCGTTGTTCTTCACACGCTTGGCCACCTCTTCAGGGCGAGCGTTGTATTCCTTCTGGTACTTAAGTTTTTGGGGTGTCGACTTGGTCATTTGGTCTCTCCAGTTTGAAGTAGATGTCAATTGAATTGAACAGGGCTTTCAGATCATCAGGATTGTCCACTACCCAAGCAAATCCGTCAGCTTTTTGTATGGCCTCGATGACCCTATCTTGGTTGGCCGTAGTCTGACTGCGCTTACCCGGAGCCTTGGCTTCGATAGCCACGAACACACCCTTGTAACAAATGATGATGTCAGGGATACCGACCTGTCCCATGCCGTTGGACACAGGCATGAAGTACCACGCGCCACGTTCCTTGAGAAACTTTTTGATGGCGTCTTTGACCTTGCCTTCAGGGGTTTGAGCCATTGTTTTCTTCTTTCGGGTAGCGCTGTACGAGCGAATAGTTATCCCAGTATTCTTTGTCTAGCACCACGTCTTTGACGCTGTTAATTCCAACCATGAGTGTGTCGCGGTCAACTACGTGCCCGTCACGGCTCCAAATGGTTTTGGGCACCAAGTGGTTGCCTTGCAGAAAGTCCATGCCTTTTTCTGTGATGCGGTACAGACCCGAACGTCGTTCGCCATGCTCGGCGAGACCAAACCACGCCAGCACACTGCAATGTGCCTGAGCCCTGTACGGGGCTCTAATAAATTGCCCGTCAACTACCGCGCCGCGTCCAGCCTCTACAAACACCCAATCGTTAGCCTTGGCTAAAAACTCCAGCATGGCTACTTTGTTTTTGCACATACGGTGCGGGTTCATCTTACGCACCTTCTGATTGCAGTGCGAACAGTAATGCAACTCTTCGTATATCTCGCCGCTCATGTGTTTTTCCTTCCGTTGAATTCACAGCTCAATACTGAACACCACGCCTTACACAGCCCTGACGTTTTGGCTGGCCACTTGTCACGCTCGTATGCAGACTCCAGCTTGGCCACACGGGGCACGAACCCCTGCCAGATGATGGGCACTTCCTTGCGCTCCACAGGCTTCCAGTCAATCTTCTTTTCCTTGAGCCAGATGAAACCCGTAGTGACCTTCTGTACTTCAGGGTGATGGGCAAACACGTAGTTGGCGTACAGGTCTAGCTGCTCGGTGGGCTTGCGCTTGCCAGTCTTGTAGTCTGCGACCACAGCGTTCTTGCCATGGATGACAACCAAGTCTGCGATGCCGCGAGTCCATGAGCCTTTCCATTCGGTGGGCTGGAAGTTACGGTCAAGGGCGTACTCCTTTTCACACAGCTTCTGGCCCGGTAGTGCGGCCAGCTTGAACGCCAGCTTCTGCCACTGAGTCATGCCTTCTGGCAGCATGACACCGTCCTTGATGAAGTCTTCAAAGGCAGTGTGTACCTTTGTGCCCCACTCTGTGTGTATCGTAGGCGGCTCAACCACGTCTCGTTTGACCTTGAGGTGGTAGAACTTACGCGGGCAGGTCTCGAACGTATCCAATTGCGAGTACGTCCATGCTGGGTTTGTCATGTCATTCCAATGCGGTGACGCCCCAATACGTCATTTGACGGTTGGGGCTTTGTGTTCTGAAGCTCCATGGTAGCAGCATGGTGAGTGGTGTCAACGATTATTTCACTTCGCCGTAGGTGTCACCCAAGTCACCCTCAGACCATGTGATTAGCTCTGGCCACCACGACACACCGCTACGCATAATGCCCTGCAATTCGTCAAGAACGTCTTGCGCCACAGTCTCTGGAACGATGTAAACCAGCTCGTCATGCACCGCCAGTGATGGACGAAACTTCGTGCGCTGGAACATACGCTGGGCATGCTCGGCGATCACGTCACGGGCAAGGGCTTGCACCAGATTCTCAACGCCTTTTCCTGCGTAGATGCGGGCTCGTGCGCGGCCACTGCCGTACCACCATTCGGTCTTGCCGTTGTCGGACTCTTTGGTCAGGCCGGGGTAGTAAATCTTGCGCCCGGACGGTAAGCGCACAGCATGTTTGTCTGTAACGCACAGACCCCACGGGTCAATGGCTACCTCTGTACCTTGCTGGATGTTAGGCAAGCTGTTCTGGAACGCCTTCCAGCCCTTAACGATGTCATGGTACGTATCACGCCATGCAGTAACAACCTCAAGCGACTCAGCTTCTGACAACTCCAGACCGCCCATCAGCTTGGCCACCTTGCGGAACGTAGGCGCACCAGCACCGAAGCCCAGACCTAACTGAGCGATCTTGGCCAGCTGTCGCTGGTCTTTGGACACGTCGCTCTCGTCGATGCCGTAGCGGGCAGCAGCAAACGATTTGTACAGGTCAGCCTCAACGTCAGCAGCGTACAAGTCCATGGACTGCTTGACCTTCCACAGGAAGTGGTTGACACGCAACTCAATGCCGGACAAGTCAGCTACGACAACCTTGTGCCCCTTGGGTGCTCGCAGTGAGTTACGCAGCGCGTCAGAGGGCTTGGGCACCTTGGGGTTGATACGTGGCAGGTTCTGCATGTTGTACTGCTCACCAGACCAGCGGCCAGTGGTGTCAGCGCCAGCGTACTTGAGTGGCACGGGGATACGCCCATCGCATGCGTCAGCGGCTTTGATGAACGCTTGCAGCCTTGTCTCCAGCAGGGTTGACTTAACCTCTAGGCGCACACGGGCAGCAGCAGCGATGATCGGGTCTTCGTGATCTTGTAGTGCGATGAACGCATCGTCAGTCTTGGCCAGTGCTGGCGTCATCTTGGCCGGGTTGGTGGGCGACTGCTTCATGGGTACATCCACGCCACGGGACTTGAGCAGGTCGCCAAACTTGGCAGCGCTTGCCATGGTCATGCGTACATACTCTTCGGGGTCGGTGGGGTCGCCTTCCAGCTTACGGGCCACTGATTCAGCTTGCGTAAACAGCAAGTCGTACAAGTCGTTGAGTGACTTGGCCTTCTCAGCCTTCACGTCTTCCAGCGCCTTGTTCACCAGCTTGTAGTCGAGCTGGAACTTAGGCTCCACAAGCATGCGTGTAGTCATGTCGATGTGCATCAGCTCTGCCTTGGGGAATCCCTTGGCCAGCTTCTTGAACAACTCAGCGCACAGGTCAGTGTCCACCTTGTTGTACTCTTCCATCTGAGCTAGCTCATCAGGACTGAAGTCACACAGGTGCTTGCCCTTGGTGTTCGTGGCTTCTAGGTCTAACTTGGCACCGACCTTCAACTCAGCGGCCAGCTTCTTGAGCGACACGCCAATGAGGAACTTGCCGCCTACGGACGTGCCTGTCTTGGAATACTTCGACCGCGCCATGGCAGCAGTGCAGCCGTACATCTTGGGATTGATGTTGAATCTCCATGCAAGGATCATGGAGTCGAAGCCTGACATGTTATGACCAACGACGATCTTGTCGTCCCAGTCCATGTCTTGCAGGTGCTCACGGATTACCTCCTCACCAAACAGTACGTATGTAGGCTCGTCGCCAACACGTATAGCCACAGAGATGATCTCGGTCTCAGGGTGTGTGATGTACTCGGTCGGAGACATACGACTCAGCGTGTGGGTCGTGCTCCAGTAGGATTCAAAGTCAATGTAGACGGGTGTCATCAGTACAAGCCCTCAAGGTTAGGCGGTGCATAGTCCGGGCCTTTGGCAATCTTGCCGCTGTCGTTGAAGATGGGGTAGCCGTTCTTGTCGACCTTGCTGTAGTTGCTGCGGTTCACGGCAGTCACAGCCTCGGCTGTCTTCATGCCAGCACAATGGCCTACGCCCACAGATGTAACGATCTGGTCAGCCAGCGAGTCAAGGAACTCTTTGCGGTCAGTGATGTACGCAGTGATGTGGCTGTTCTTCAAGCCCTCTGCAAGCCAGCCAAGAGCTGCGCGGGCTCTTACCAATGTGTCATTGTGTGTTGTGTTGATGACTGACAACATCTCTACGATCTCCTCGAAGTGACAGCCTAGCTGCACGTTGAAGTCCTCCGCAGTGGGTTGTGGTCTGGCACGTTTGTGCCACAGTTCAATTTGGTCTACGCTCATTACTTCTCCAATGCGTTGATGGCCATGATTCGGGCGATGACGTCCGGGATTTTCTCGTCGTCCTTGACGATGTACAGCTCGTGGTGCCAGTCAGGGCCGCGCTGCTGCGGCTTGTATTGTGATGCCTTAACGATGTAGCCGTTGGTGGCTCTGATAACCGCAAAGGTCAGCATGGAGTCTTCCTCGGACAGTCTGCCGCCTATACTCTCTTTTGCAACTATCGCGTCGGGTGACATAAGCCAGTTACGCAGCCATTGTTTGATACTCATTACTTCTCCAGTTGGAATGCGACCATCGCTGCTGCAATGATCTCGTTGACTTCGGTGATTGTGTGTGCGATGTGCGTGTCGTACTCATAGCCCTCGCGGGTTGCGATGTTGACCACGTAGCCGTTGGACACCTGCTGCACTTCAATGTTGCCGCTGAAGATTTTCTTGCTCATTGTGCGCCTTGCTTGGACTTGCCCCAACATGCCTTGATGGCTAATCACGCCAGATGTGATGGAACTGCCAATGGCATTCATCTGTGACTGCGCTGCGTTATGCAACGGGCTACCAGTGATGGTGTGCATTAAGTTTCTGAACATGTGCGTGTCTCCAGTTCGATTAGTAGTTCGATGTAGTGCTTGGCTTTCTCCAAGTCTTTGATGCCGTGCTTGGCTCTCCAGCGTGATACGTACTTGATGACGTTGCCCTCCATGTAGCCAATGTTGTTGGCATGGATGTACTCCACTGGCTGAATGGCTAAGTCCTTGTAGTGGTTGCCAGCTACTTGCACGTCTAGGGCGCTCGTGCCGTTCGCGCCTTTGCTCAACATAGTCTGCATAACTTCTTCCTCTTCGTTGGTCCAGTCGGTCATTCGTCTCTCCTAAAAGTTGGTAGGGGACACCAGTGTGTCCAGCCGTCTGAGTCTCGCCATGAGCCAAGCACTGCAACGCCCAGCTTCTTGTCGATCATCAGCATCTTCACGCTCTTTGGTGGTGGGTACTCTTTGGCATCCAGCCACTTGTTGTTCACATCCACCACAGCGAACTGATCGTGGGTGAGTTTGATGTTCGTCATTTGATCTCCTCTATGCGTACTCTGACGCGCACTGGTACTGCCAAGGTGCCGTAGTGACGAGCTGCGTTTTGAGCGAAGTGCTCAGCCTCTATCTTGGTTGCAAACGTCCACGGAGCCCCGGTGCTTCCTAGGAAGAAGCTGCGACCTCTGAGCTTGATTGCCCATGCCTTGGAATCTTTTTTCATGACAGCGACTTCCATTTGCTCTTGGGTTCATTGGCCCGCTCCATGTAGAAGTGGACTAAGAAGTTGAAGACCTGCGTGTAGGTCATGGTGATGCCCGTGTCGGCAGCTAAGCGGTCACGAATCTTGTCAATGTCTGTGCTCACCGGGATGGTGATGCGTTTGATCTTGTCGGTCATGTGTTGCTCCTTAATCGAATTTCTGCGGCAGCTAAATCGCAGTCCCATGACTCTGCCTCTTTTGCACACGCCTCACGCTCGTCAGCACGGACAAGCTCAGCAAAATGTTCGATGTCCCCATGCAGGGTCAGGCCATGCTCTTCAATTAATTGGAATGCGGTCTTCATGTGTTCTTCTCCACAATAGGTGTCATCTTCCGTAGCCTGTACTCCTCACGAACGAGGGCAATGGCTGCGTCCATATCTTTCAACGTCACGACGTCCATCTGGGCATCGTGTAGCTCCATCACGGTGTTCAGTGCGTTCATCTCATGGGCCTTCAAGACAAAGTTACCCGTGGCTGCGCCGCGCTTACCCACATCACGCAGGGCTTGCAGTCCATCACGCACCACATCGCTGTAGTCTTTGCCGAAGCCAAGACGCGAAAACGCTTCAGTCATGTTGACCATGGAAATCAGCATGTCAATGTCAGTATGCTTGGCTTTACCTTTTGTCAGTGAGTCCATCGCACCATGGTTCTTGATCTTGAGGTCAAGCATGAAAGACGCATGACTTGCAACAGGAGATATGTTCTCCAGCACAAATCCCACGGGATTAAGCAGCACATGCTTGGGTCTGTATTTGCTACGCTTGCGCATGGTCACTTCCTATTGGCGTACCTTGTCCAGCATCTAGTGCATAGCCATTTGCCACGCACCTCTACGCCACCTAGTGGTTCTGCGTCTTTGTTGCATTGGTCACATGTCTTGAGTCTGTGCATACGGGCCATTGCTGTCTCCGGCGTCTCTTGGAATAAGTTTGTCGAAGGCAGTCGCGGTGGTTTGGAATTCATCGAGTATCTGTGGATTGGTTGTTGCAATCCAATTGAGGAGTTGCATGAGGTGCTTGTTGATAGTCTGGAGTTCAGCGTTTTGTATAGTCTGGCTGTGAACGCGCATTTGAATCTCGTTGAAGTTGCGGTTCATGTCGTCGAACGCTTTTTGCAGCAGCACATAGTCAACAATGTGCCCCGAACGGTGTACTGGGTTTTCGATTGACTTCAAATACATATCAGCTCCCAAAGATTTTCTTGAGCTCGTCGTACATTGCACGAGCTTGCGCTACAGACATGGTGTCCAGAAGTTCAGGGATGCTGGCCGTAAACCGAACATTGGGTGGCAGTGGAACGCTTGTTGTCGCTGGCACCTTGGTAGCTTTGGGGGATGCGACTTTAGCAGCTTTCTTGGCTTGCTTCACGTAACCGGGCTTGTATTTCTGAAGGACATTAAAGTAAATAAAACCACTGGCGGAATGTTCTTTACGAATAAGTTTTCGCTTGAGAAACTGCGTAACCAAAGATGAGGACGAAGCGTTACCTATGTTAGCTTTTTGAGCCAACTCCATGAGTTTTTTACGATTGCAACCGGGGTTGTCTCTGATGATGTTAAAGAATCTAAAACATACACCGCCCTGCTGGTCGTCAGGCAGTGCCACAGCTGGTTGTAATGTAATCACTGTTGTATTTCCATCATCGTCAAATTTCAGGGCTTCGAGTTTCTTCAGTTCAGATTTCAAGTCAGGCATATTCTTCCTCCAGTTCGTCAATGATTTCGGTGAGCATGTCGTTGGCGTCCAGTGCTGCCAGCACGGATTCATCAGATGTAAGGTGGTCGTACTCGACTTCGAGTCGGTTGTACAGCGAACGCATGTGGCGCTTGAACTCTTCCTCGAACTCATCCTTCAGAGTGTCGTAGTCGTAGCCCTGCAAGTTTGCTAGGAACACTGCGTCCTGAATCTCTGTGTTGTAAGGACTGTAGGCATGGACGAACTCGTCCAACTCGGAATAGCAGTAGTCACTAGGGCACGCCATGTCAGAGTAGAACGACGTACAGTTCTCGTGGTAGTAGTGACCTCTATGCTCGACACGAAAAACCCAAGCTTGCTCAGCCAGCGTTATGAGTGCTGGGTCTGCGCGGTAGATTGACGGCAAGAAGTTTCCCCATGAAAACACACGACCCTCGAAGCATGCACCGTCACCCTGTGAGCAGAACCCGCTGAAGTACAAGCGATGCACCTCAATGCCAATGTCGTCCATGTCACGCTTGAAGTCATCATACGTACACTCCCACCAGTCAACATGCTCTACGTTGAAGTGGCGATGCTTGCACAGTATCTCGTCGCGCTGCCGTGCAGTCAGCGCATTGAATCTTTCGAGAGGTGTCATAGTGGTGCGTCCTCATGGTTGTCTGGGTTGAACTTGGGCACTCTCGTGCCGCTATCTTTTGGATTTGGAAAAGCAGGGAAAGGCCATGTCATTTGACTCTCCAATACTTACGTGTGTCTTGCACGATCTCAGGTTCCTTGGGCGGGATGGGATCAATCTTGTTGCCGAATGGTGGCGTCCACCCGAAGCGTCTCCATGTAGCCTGCACGTCAGCGCCAGACGTCCACTTGTAGTCGGGGTGGCCGACAGGGATGCTTGGTAATGTCTTCTTTGCTGTCATGATGCCTCCGCGAGTTTGGCTGCAATGGCTGCGGCTGTAAGGCCGTCAGTGTCGTATGACTCAACGATTGCTTTGCGCTGCGATACACGTTCTACCTTGCGATTGAGACGCTCCATGTCTTCGCTGTGGATGTACATGGTCACGTTGGGGAACAGCTTGACTGCCTCGTTTAGTGACTTGCACTTATTGAGGAACTCGACAATGTCTGTCTCTACCTTCCCCCACTTGGCTTCAATGTCCAATGCAATGATCGCTTCGTCCCAGCGTTGCAGTAACTCTGCTCGGCCAGCCATCTCCTCGGGGAGCGCACGCACTTCAGCAAGTGTCAGCTCTGAGTCAGACCTAGAGTAGTAGCTGTCTTTGGGGCGGTAGTACGCTGACGTCAGGCCACTGAATCTAGCGCTAGTAGCCAGATTACGCCCATCGTCAAGCATACCTTTGATGGTGACGTTGGCTTCTGTCGTCTTTTGCAACCAGTCCTTGGGGATAAGGTCTACGAGGTGAACGTGCGTCGCACCCCAGCATCCAATGTTGTACAGCTGACTTGCGTCAACAAAGATGTTCTTGTCGAAGTTGGGTAAGTCAGCACTGAGCTCAGCCCTGCGCATAGTGCTGATGCGTTGCTTGACGCGGTTGGTAAGTTCTTTGGTGATGTAAACGGTAGCCATGTCAGATTCCTTCTTCAAGTTTGATTAGTGTTGAGACGTAGACCATTGCTTCTGTGAGCGTTATTGGTTCTTGGAAGGGCCCATAGTGTGTATGTGGCACCTTGTTGATTGATACGTTGACGTGCCAGCCTTGCTGGTTACGCACTACCTGCACGCCAACGGTGTTGCTCCGCTCTGCGCGTATGCGCTCACTCTTCTGTATCGGATGTGCCGAGGTGGTCAGCGATTGATTCTCTGAGAGCATCACGTGTTGCCTGTGGTACATCTGCAGCTAGTGCGTCGTAGCATGCGCGAAGCACGTCGTCGTATTGCTTAGCCAGTTTGTCGATTGCGTCGTCGATAGAGGTTGCCATTTCATTGCTCCAAGGTAAAGTGGATATTGTCGCCGTAAGGAGCCACGATGTCACTAGAGATACACCATACGACTGGATACTCTGGCTCGTTGGCTGTGTTGAAGTCTGTGTAACCGTCGGTGAGGCACACGAACACCTCGGGCTTGATACCCTCCTTGGCGATGTAGTTGAAGCCCTCCTCCATGTCAGTGCCACCGCCACAGTAGAACGTCAGCGCCACCTCCTCGCCCTGCTCGAACACCTCGTGCTTGGCTACGCTAGTGTCAACATACAAGACATGGACACGGGTGGGGTTGCACATAGACACGATGCGTTGTAAGTGGCCGTTGTAGTGGTCAAGCTCGACCTTGGAGATAGAGCCAGACACATCGACTTGGATGACAACCTCGCCCATCTCAGGGGACTTGCCAGTGGATGGAAGATAGCAGTCAACGAAGCGGCGGTTAGGACGCGACCATGTGTAGTCACCACGGGTGAAAGTGGTCATGTAACGCTCAAGAATGTCGTGCCATGGTGTCTGTGTGTCGATGAGGTCAGCGACGATCTTGGCCAGCGCACCGGGCATCTTGCCCTGAGCCTTGGCTGCTTGGGCAGCTTGGGCGATCTCTACGCGAGTCTCGGCGTCGATGCGGTCAGCCTCCTCAGAAGTGAGTGGTGTGCCACGCTCAATCAAGTCATCACCAGTACCACCGGGGCCATGGCCGTCAGGCTGGTCAGGCAGCTTGTTGTAGATGACGTCTACTGTCTCGTCCTTGGAGCCGGGCATATTGACACAGCCCTCGATCTGCTGACCGATGCCAGCATCCTTGAGCATGTCGTTAATCCATGCGTCACCAGCGATGTTCCACTTCTTGGCGTTACGCGCACCACGTCGCAGTGCATGCTGACCGATGACATGGCCGACCTCATGGCACAGCAAGAACACAAGCTCGTCAACAGACAGCTTGTCAACGAAGTCCTTGTTGTAGTAAATCTGACCACGCTGGTCAACAGCTGCAGTCTTGATGGTGTTGTCCTCGATGAGCTTGCGCTTCATGAGGATGGATGCAAAGAACGGATGCTGTGTGACAACAGCAACTTTGGCTCTGTCAAGTGTGGTAACTGCCATGATGACTCCTTAGAAAGTGATGAGGTGGATGGGCTCAGTGCCTCTGAGCATGTTGGCTACTTGCTTCGATTTGTCTTTCATCTCCTGTGTAGTATCCCCTTCCAAGATTTCTACAACCTTACGGATTGAACCCTTGTCGTGCATGGTTACGTAGAAGTTCTGGTCAAGGTTGTCGATGTACTGCAAAGCACCGTCATGCAGACCCCTGTAGTAGCCGCTGCGGTACTCCGGGCGCTCCAACAAGTATGCAGTCCAGTCAGCTACAACAACTTCTCGGATGCGCGGTGCCGCCTCGGCGGACATACCTAGGACACGTATGCCGTTCCAGTTGTTGGCGCTGCACTGTATGCCGTGCTTCTCAGCTATGGCCTCGGCGAGCTTGCGTGACTGCGATGACCAGCCGCCCTCGATGGTGCGGTTCTCCAGCATGCGGATGATGCTGTTACGCATCCTTACACCTAGTCGTTGTGGGTGCAAGGTCACAGATACCTCAGTGCCGGGCATACCAGTGATACGCCCGCGTTCGTTATTTCCTATCGGCTTTTTCATTTGCTCTCCTCGAAGTAATATCCATCGTCCTTCTGCACAATTTTTCCTTTCTTTTCGTACACGTACATCAGCCAGTCGGCATACTTGTTCGCACGTCGCTCTTCCTGCTGCGCCCACATCTTCATGGACGTGTTACGCCAAAACAGCACAGCCACAGCGATCAGAAGCACATACTCAAGCTCAGTGAATGTCATGCGAACGCTCCCATCCTTGCAGCGACTTCTTCCAGCTTGCGCTTGGCATCACTGCGCTTGTTAGGTGAACCCTTAATCATCTCGACGTCTGCCAAGTAACCCTGTGCTGATTCTTCCAGTGCAGTAATCTCGTCAAGCAACTCTTGCGTTGGGTTGATTGCCAGCTTGCGAGCGAGCTTGCACCCCTCGATGACGTTGTCGATGAGGCTGTTGTGGAAGCGCTCACCCTTGGCACCTTGGTACTCGGCCAGCTTGGTGACAAGCGATGAGATGGGCTTGAGCATGCGCTGTATGGTGTCGGCGTTGACTGCGGCTGCTGCCTCGTCTTCTGCACGTTTGAACGCTGCCAAGTCATCGTCTGACAGGTCGAACAGGAAGTGGGACGCATCTGCCATGGGCTGGAACCTGAGCTCGGCTGACATGGACAGCTTGAACTGCTCGGCACTGGGGTACTCGGATGCGTTGGCACGCCCTGCTGCATGGCCGGAGTTGCGATACATGACGTCGTCATTCACTAGCTGGTCATACATTGGCATGTAAGTGTTGAGCAGTTGGTCAACCTGAGCGATGCGGTGCTTCATCTCCTGCGTGTACTCCATGTACATATCGTTCGGCAAGATACGTGGGCCAGCATCAACGTAGGGCAGCGTGTGCTTCTTGTGGTAGGCGTAGACCTCGCCATACTTGGACATGATTTGGTTAATCGCTGAGTCCTTGTTCTTGAACAGCTTAGTCAGCACAGTTAGGCTGGTATCGTTCTCCTGCTGTTGTAAGGTTGCCGTAAGTCCATGGTCGCGCTTGGTGAGTGCTGCGCGACGAATAGTCAGCTTGACTAGGACTGCCTTGTCTGAGAGTTTGGTGTGTGTCATGTTTGCTCCAGTGTGATAATTGATGTAACCCAAGCCTTGGCCTCATCGAGGTTGCTGAACTCGGGTATGTCTTCTGGGTTGTCAATCCAGTAGCGGCGGTCTGTGACCTTCCAGCGCAGGGGGCCCCCGCCCCGACCGCGCCCTAGGTACTTGACTTCAAACAGCCTGCGTACTACGCCAGCGGCGTCTAAGCCTTTGTAGTCCCCGCTCAACGCCCATGTCTCGCCGTCGTCACGGGTGTGCCATTTGAGGTCGGTGATCTTCATGACATGCCCTCCAGTGCGACCATCGCAGTGACCCATGCGATGGCGTCGTCCTTGTTGCTGAACTTGGGTATCTCCTGCATACGCAGAGCGAACAACTCAGGGGACTGAGCCCCGAAGTTGATATGCCACTTGCCCCAGTGCGGTGAGTGCGAGCTGCTGTCGTAGGTGACAGTGGCGATGACTTGTGGTTCAGCCGTTCGCCATGGCATGTCTGGCCACACAACGTCGCGCTTGTAGTGGTACCGGTCGCCCTTGCGGACATTGACCGGCTCCCAGCGGTAGTTGGTATAGGTCCGCATGGGTTACATGAGGACTTCGGCGTTCTTGCTTGCCCACTCGACGAATGCACGGCTGTGCTTGATCGTAGGCTGCAGCTTGATCGCGTCCTTGGTGGCCATGACGTTGAACTCAGGGGACATACGTGACAGGTACTTGGATACACGGTCGAAGTTGTCCTTGGTGGACTTACGAGCCAGCGCACCAGTCAGAGCGTACAGAGTCGCAGGGTCTTGAGGTACGTCAGCATTGGCAGGGTCGAGCAGGATAGAGTCAACGTCAGGCAGTGACATGTAGATACGACGGAAGCCAGTGAACTCAGCAGCAGCGCCCTCGCCTACCTCACCAGCGCAGTTGTCGAAGAACAGGCCAGAGTCAAGGCTGTCAGGGATGAGGTTGACACGCTCCCATGCACGTGGCGTAGGATTGGCGAAGCGGTTGGCATCGAAGTCAGACAACAGGCCGGGACGGAAGCGCAGGAACTGAATCAACACAGGGTCAATGTCGTTGTCGAGCGCCCACTCAGTCCAGTCGTCGATGTTCTCTTGGAAGTCGAAGCGCCGTGTACGGTTGGCCAGCTTGGATGTGATGCGATTGGCACCAGACTTGTCTTCTGTACGGTTGCCAGTGGCAATGATGAACAACTCGTCGGACAGCTTGAGGTTGCCAGCACGACGGTCGTAAATCACGCCACATAAGGCGTTCTGCATGGGGACAGGTGCATCAGACAGCTCCTCCAGAATGAGTGCTGATCGTCCGACACCTTGGCGCAGGCTGTAGAACTCTTGTGGTGGAACCCAGCGTGTGAAGTCGCCAGTGTTGTCAGGCACACCGAGCACGTCAACAGGGTCACGCAGTGACGCAGTGAACTCGACGACATTCTCGATGCCAAGTGACTGCACAATGTCACGGGCACAGGCTGACTTGCCACCGCCCGGCGCACCGAGGATGAATGGCACGACGGCGTTGCCACCGTCTACGCTGAACTGAGAGAGCACGGATGTGCGGATGTTGCTGTATCGCATGATTTTTCCTTGTGTGTTGAGAGTGATATGCGTCTGGATGCCTGCCCCTGAGCGTGACGCATGAACGTCAGGGTAGCCTGAATATGTACGTGAATGTATCTGTGTAAGCTGTCGTGGTGCTTACACGTTGAGTCTGTTTACTGCAAGGCCAATGAGGGATTGCTCCTCGACGTATGCCTTGGCTTGCTCGATGGTGGGAAATGATTTCGGGTGTACAGGCGATACCGTGCCATAGATGTGGCCCTCGTACCCATCGACTTCTCGGATTCGCACGAATCCAACGGAGTCAACCCATAGGGGTACGAAGTTACCATCCCACTCTTTTGTCTTGATGCGTACCTTGGGGCGTACGGTGCATCGACAGTAGGCAAAGCCGTTCTCCCATATGAATCTCATGTGTCGTCCTCCAGTTTCTGCACTACGTAATAGGCAACGACGTGAGCCTTGGCGTCCTCGATGTTGTTGAACTTTGCAGTTGGCTGCATTCGGTCATTGATTTGTGCGATGAACGTGTTGTCCACCACGTTCTCCCTGACGTAGCCAAGCAGTTCGTCTGTGTCTAGGCCCTTGCCAGCAAGTAGGTCGTACCACTTGTAGCATTCGTGGCCACCTTTGAATGCGTCATCCCATTTCATGTGCCCTCCAATCTACGCATGGCGTATTCTGTTATGGCCTCGGGTGTGTTGCGTATGAAGATAATGTCCTGCCGTTCGTCACAGGTAATGCCTGATTTCTCATCAGTGTGTGGGCATTCATCGTCATCACTATGCTGGAACAAGCAGCCAGAACATCGATGTGCAACAATGGCAGTCACCATCAGGCAGTCTTCATCCCTCCATGTGAACGGTGTCATCCCGGCCTCCATACCTTCAGGTCAAGGTAGAGCACGGCGAACATGGCCACATACAGCAGGGCCAAGGCTGTCAGTCTGAGTTTTCTCATAGTTCCCTCCATCCCGATTCGATTCGGGCAATGAGTTGCTGAAAGTTGATACGGTGCAGTGTCCCGAACCCGTCGTCTTGCCATACGGATGGGATGCTGCCGTGTGATGTGTGTCTGGTCATATAGCTGTCCCCAAGCGGTTACGGATGTAGTCGTACATGCGCTTGTAGGCCTCCTTGGATTTGTGATTCAGAACGAGCTGGCGTATGGCCATGAGTTCCTCCTTGTCTTCGGATTGTGTGGGGCTGCTGCCAAGCCCACGGCTTTCGTATTCCTCTTCAATGGCGCTGTCGTCGAACTCACTGAGGTCGACGTCTACCTCAACGGTTATCCATGTCATGGGTGAGCCTCCTGTTGTCTGCCCTCGAAGTCACTGAATTCCTGCATGGTGTGCGGAAAGCGTCCATGTAGGTCTCTGAATAGGACTGCGTTGCAGTCGCTACACCACGGTGAGTAGGACTTGCATGGCCTGATTTGCCTCGTGCTGTACATGGTCGTGCGCTCCAGCTCGTATTCCCATGACGGCTTGTCCATCTTCTTGAGTATGAGTTTCTTGCGTTTGCGTTGGTTCATGTCTTCCTCCATTCTCGTTGTGTGGTCAGTATGGTGTATCCCAACCCCGCTATCCGCAGGAGTGTCATGTCTGTCAGGATTTTGGTGCCAGCAATGTCTGCAAACATCTTGGCGTTGTCGCACACTGGATATGCAACTTGTTTGCCGTACTGGTCGCGCAGTTCGATGCGAATGGTGAGTGGTGATTCCACGGATTACTCCTTGAAGATGAAGTACGCCCAGCTAGCAATGCCAGCCCCGATGTACAGGATGATGAGTAGGTCGATGACGTCCATGATGTGTCCTTGTATGTGTGTATACACACGTTAGCGTGCGAATCGTTCGGCCAAGTACTCGCGGTATGCGAACTCGGGGTCATCCATGTCCAATGGATTGGTATCTGTTGATGCCTCAAAGACGAAGGGTTCGTCTGTCTCATCCATGTGTGTATACACACGTTCGCTTGGTGTGGCGATGAAGTAGTGTCGTTGCATGATGAACTCCATGATGTGTGTATACACACGTTTGATGATTGGATGTGTCAGGTGTGTATACACACCTATCCAAGATTGTGGGGGTAATTATCCAAACTCAGATGGGCTTGTCTAATTAGGTTGGGGCTTGAAACCCGCATGGATACTGGGCTAGCGGGGTGATGTTAGGGTTTACCCTTGCCGAATTATCCAAGTTGGAAATAGGGGGTCAGGAATTTTAGGGGTCGTGATGATGTGTGGCGCTTGGCGCTTCATGCACGAACAAACACACGCATCGTCATGTGCATCCTAAATACTTGGATAATTGGATAATTGTCTAATTGCAGATGTAACCCCTTGATTTTAAAGAGAAACCTAATTATCCAAGGGTAAAAGCCCCTTGGATAGTTGGATAGTTGGATGTGTGTATACACACATTAGGCAGTGATAGCGGCTTGCTGAGCCTTGGCTTCGGCGGTGAATTCAGTGGCCGATGCAACCATCTCAGTGGCGACTGCCTTGAGTTCCATCAACTTGGCCAGTGTTGCACCTGCCTTGAGTGCGCCAGTCTTCTTGTCGGTGACATAGCCGCCAGACTTGGACAACTTGGCCTTCATGATACGTGCCTCGAATTGGTCAGGCAAGGATTCAAAGCCAGCACGATTAGAGATGACCATTGGCTCACCGAGTTGTGCGGCAAAGTATTCGCCAGCAGGCTTGTAGTTGCATGATGGGAAAGCGGCTTGCTTGGCAATGGCTTGGATACCACCGTTGGCGATACCATTGCGGGCGGCTTGGCCCATTTTGCCCTTGGCATTGGCGAGCGCCATTTTGGTGTATGGCGAAGCGTCTTGGACTACTGACAGTTGACGTTCGGTCTTGGTTTTGCCGAACACGTTGACCATTGCGGGTGTGAATTGTGCGAGTTGCATGATATTTCCTTGTGTTGAATGTTGAACGGTGACAATGCACCACCTAGCCCACTGGTGACAATGGACTAGAGGTTGAATTGTGTGGTGAGCTTGCTGTTCTTGGTGCTCGCTTGATGTGACCTCATCGCCCCTTAAAGTGAGCGCTACTTGCCACTGTCTTTCCAGTGGGCCTTGTCTCCAACATACGGTCTTGCACCGCCATATCGGGTTGCGTAAGATTCATGGTGATTCAGGTTATCCGAAAACGCTTTCCGGGTAGGTCACAATCAACATACGATTTTCGTCACGACACTACTGTCGCCAGACTAATTCCCGTAACTCATGTACCGCCGTACCGCTTGCTCAATCGGTAGAGCCTGACTCGCATCAAATCAATGCAGTCAACGTGTCTTCGACTATTTCGCACGTATCCCAAGCGCCACCAAGGGAGATTCCAATATAAATTTTTAATGACCGGATTCTCATCAAAAGCCCCTACCATGTGACCGCATCAACCCGTAGGTATCCGCACGCACCGTTCCCGTAGGTCAGGCGCTAGTCGGTAAAGAACAATCTCATGTGAGGCGAACGGTGCGATCACCGCTCAATGTAGGCAACCTTGATAACTCAGAGTCCCTACACAATAGGCAACCTTGATAACCGACCACCCCCCACAGGCCCCCCAACGGGCCACCCCGCCCCCGCCCTGCTTACGACGCGCTCACATCGCATGAGCAAAAATTCATAACATATGTATACACATACACACCTGTTGCGTAAAAACCACAAAAAATACGAAAAAACCCGGTAGAATGTGTGTATACACACCTTTTAAGGACCAAAAATGAAGCGCTGGAACCTGTTTTTGCCCCCCGAACTCATCGAAAAATACAAGCAAATGGCCACCAAAAAGGGCGTTTCGTCGGCAGAAATGGCCCGAATTGCCATGGAAAAGTACGCTCAGGCGGTAGAAAAAGCTCAGAAACAGGCTGCGGAGACTACAAATGCTGGCTGATGACACCCCTATGGACGATACGCCTCTGGAGTACAAGCCAAAAAACACCTCATTCCCGCAGATAAGCGAGGAGATGGTGGCCTCGGTAGCTTTGGGGCTGGAAGATGAGCTGATTGTGGCCAGTCGGCACGGTATGTCGGTCGAGCAGTACCAAGAATTGGCCGCGCAGCCGTGGTTTCAGCTCCAAATTCAGGTAAAACGGTCCGAGTACGAGAAAAATGGCGTCACGTTCAAGGCCAAGGCTGCATGGATGGCCGGGGAGTTGCTCGATCAGGTGTACGTCACTGCTGCGTCCCAAGATGCCAGCCTGAACCAAAAGCACGAAGTCCTCAAGACGCTCATCAAGGCCGCAGGTCTGGAGCCCAAGGAGGAAAAAGTCAAGGACACTGGGCCCGGGTTCAGTATCAGCATCGACTTGGGAGGTGGCCAGTCCATATCCCTGAGCAACCAGCAGACGCTGACACCCGTTACACTGGACGCAGAGGTCAAGGAGATTAAAAATGCCTAAATCCAAACTGGAAACCAGACTGACACGCCAGATAGCTGCGCGGGGTGAAGACAACGCCAGTGGCATCGCCCATGGCCTGTTGGTCAAACGCGGGCACATCAAGCCTGATGGCACGTTGACTGCGGCGGGGAAGAAGCGGCAGGATTTGGGCAACGATGGCCGGGCCAAAGACCGGGAGTCCAGATACTCGGGCGGTAAGAACAAGCCCAGCGACTACAAGTACAACGCCAAGACCAACGCAGCGACACTCAAAAAATGAGCAACTACAAACCGACAGAGACCCAGCGGAATTTCATGCTGGATGAATCCTACGTCCGTGTGTTGGCGGGGCCAGTCGGTGGCGGCAAGTCCGTTACTTGCGTACATGAGCTGGTGCGTCTGGCCTGTGGCCAGAAGCCGAACGCCAAGGGTGTGCGCAGAACCCGGGCGATCATCGTACGTAACACGGCGGACCAGCTGGCGCTGACGACTCGTAAGACGGTGTTTGACTGGTTGCCGCCCGGTGAGGCTGGTATCTGGAAGGCTGTGGAAAAGACGTTTATCCTGATGGCCAAACTGCCGGATGGGACACAGGTTGAGTCTGAATGGATTTTCATCCCGTTGGATACCCCGGACGACGTGCGAAAAGCGCTGTCACTGGAGACCACGTTCCTGTGGGGTAACGAGAGCCGAGAGCTCAACAGCGAAGTTGTGGACGGCCTGCTGTCGCGTCTGAACCGATATCCGTCAGCCAAGGACGGGGGGCCCACCCGGTCGTGCGCCCTGTTCGACACCAACATGCCAGACGAGGACACGTGGTGGCACGACAAGATGGAGAACCCGCCAAGCAACTGGGCTATCCACAAACAGCCTGCGGCGATCCTCAAGCCAGAGGTGTACCTTGAGCGGTTCGGCGAAGAGCCTGAAGAGGTGCTGCTGGATAAGGACGACAACGAGTGGGCGGTCAACCCTGAGTGCGACAACTACAACCACCTGCCCAAGCAGTACTACCCCAACATCATCCCGGGCAAGACTGAGGACTGGCTGCGGGTGTACCTGCGCTCGGAGTATGGGCGCAGCCTGTCCGGCACCCCGGTGTATGAGAAGACGTTCACGCATGAGTTCCATGTGTCCAAGGACAGGATCAAGGCCATACGCAGCGAAGAGTACCCGGTCATCATCGGTCTGGACTTCGGGCGCACACCGGCAGCAGTGTTCAAGCAGCGCGACCCACGCGGGCGCGTAGTAACTCTGGCCGAGCTGACGTCGGAGAACATGGGCATCGAGACGTTCCTGCGGACAAAGATGAACCCGTTCATTGCGAACAACCTGCAAGGCTGCTCGTTCCTCGTAGCTCCTGACCCGGCTGGGTACGCTAAGCAGCAGCAAGGCGAGATGTCGTTGGTGGATATCGTAAAGCAGGCTGGGTTCAAATGTCAGCGACCACCAACAAACGACCCGGAAAAGAGGATTCAGGCAGTTGAGCGCTTGCTTGTACAACAGTTGGAAGGTAAGGCGATGTATTTGATCGACCCATCCTGCACGCAGCTCATCAAGGGTTTCCGGTACGGCTACCGGTACAAAATTAAGAAGTCCGGGGAGATGGAAGACAAGCCGGATAAGAACGCGTTCTCCCACGTCCACGACGCCAACCAGTATGCCGATGCCATCATTGATATGAACGTCCGTGGGGCTACGGTTAGCAACGCCAGACGTGAAATCAAGAAGTCCGGTTATTCGTACTCTTGACCATCAGTCCTCTGGGGGTACAATCCCGGCATATAGCCGCTAGAAAGGGCTCGCCATGAGCTTGATGTCAACCAACTTTGTCCAGTCGCAGGCACCTGATGTATTTGAACGTGCCAAGGGCGCTGCGGGTCGTCTCTTTGTGGAGGACGGCAACTCGGCGTTCTATCAAGGGCGGCAGTACTTCACGTTCAGCGAGTACAGCATTGCGCAGGGCGCAGTGGGTGTGTACAGAATCGTGCTTACACAAGACGTCATCATGCGCGACTTCTTTGTGCTCTTGACTGTATCGAACGCCAACGTGGAAATTGTCTCTGGCGGCACCGCAAGTGGCACGTTCAACAATACGCTGACAATCCAGTCGACGAACAACATGTTGCGCACCCCCGTGAGAGCCAGTACAACCACAATGACTTACGGTGGCACCCTAACAGGCGGGACTGTGCTGGACAAATTTATTTTGTCCTCTGGCAACAACCTAAACCAAGCTATTGGCTCACAAGGCGGAGAGCAGTTCCCGGTAGGATTCCCGCCCGGTACATACTATGTTCGCATCACGAACACAGGAAACACCACTGCTACAGGGCTGTTTAAGGCTCGCTGGACAGAAGACCCGAACTAAGGACATTTCATGGCTACAGGCATCGCCCTCATCCCGGTAGCTCGCAGTTCAGACCTTGAGCGCGAGTCACAAAAACGCAACACAGACCTGCAGGCGCAGCCTGTGATTCAGGGCTTGGCTGCCCACGCTCGCAAGCGTTGGGAGTCCTCACGAGAAGCGAAACGGACCATCGAGGAGCGCATGCTCCAGTGCCTGCGCCAGCGCAACGGCGAGTACGACCCTGACAAACTGGCCGACATCAAACGCCAAGGCGGCTCCGAGATTTACATCCAGCTGTCCTCAGTGAAGTGCCGCGCCGCGACGAGCTGGTTGCGGGATACCTTGCTGGGTACGGGCACTGACAAGCCGTGGAGCCTCGAAGCGACACCTGAGCCCACACTGCCTCCCGAGCTGATCCAAGAGCTGATGGCCAGCATGCAGCAGCAGCTGCAGGCCATGATGGAGCAGGGCATGCCCATGCCAGACCCCACACAGTTGCGCGAGACTGCAGCCCAGATGAAAGACGCAGCGATGCGCCGTCTGCGCGAAGAGGCCAACGAGCGTGTTGACCGCATGGAACTCAAGATGGAGGACCAGCTCATCGAGGGTAACTGGACCGACGCGCTGAACGCGTTCTTGGACGACATCGTGACATTCCCTTTCGCTGTTCTCAAAGGCCCGGTGAAGCGCAAGCGCAAGACCATGGCTTGGCAGAACGGCCAGCTGGTGCCGTCTGAAGAGATTCGCAACGAGTGGGAGCGTGTTGATCCGTTCATGCTCTACTGGGCACCGTGGGCCTCTGACATTCAGGACGGCTTCATCGTTGAGCGCCACCGCATGACCCGTGAAGACCTGCAGGCTCTGATGGGCGTGCCCGGGTACAACGACGACGCGATCCGCTCCGTGCTCAACAGCTTCGACATGGGCAACCTGAACGAGTGGCTGTGGACTGACAGCGCTCAAGCTACGGCTGAAGGCAAGGACACCACGCAGACCATTTTCACGACAGACCTGATAGACGCCCTGCAGATGTGGGACAGCGTCAAGGGCAGCGACCTGCTGACTTGGGGCCTGTCGAAAAAAGAGATTCCTGACCCAGACCTAAACTACCCTTGCGAAGTTTGGCTGGTTGGCTCCACGGTGATCCGCGCTGTGCTGAACTACGACCCGCTGGGCCGCAAGCCGTACTACGTGACGTCTTATGAGAAAGTCCCCGGCGCTGTGGCTGGTAAGGGCGTGACTGACTTGTGCCGTGACTCACAGAACATGGTGAACGCCGCTGCTCGCAGCTTGGCCAACAACATGGGCATCAGCTCTGGCCCGCAGGTGGGTGTGAACGTGTCGCGCCTGCCCCCGGGCGAGGACATCACAGAGATGTACCCTTGGAAAATCTGGCAGTTCCAGAGCTCGGAGTTCAACGACGGCTCGCAGCCGCTCCAGTTTTTCCAGCCTAACAGCAACGCTCAGGAAATCATGGCCGTGTTCGAGAAGTTCTCTGCCCGTGCGGACGAGGACACCATGATCCCACGCTACATGACTGGCGACCCCTCGGGTGGCGCTGGCCGTACGTCGTCTGGCCTGTCGATGCTGATTTCCAACGCTGGCAAGGGCATCAAGCAGGTTATCAGCAACATCGACCGCAACGTGATCGTGCCGTCTATCGAGCGCCTGTACCAAGACAACCTGCGCTACAGCAAAGACCCAGACCTGATCGGCGACGTCAAGGCTGTGGCCAAGGGCGCTACCAGCTTGGTGGTCAAGGAAGCCGAGGCAGTGCGCCGCAACGAGTTCTTGCAGATCGTGCTCAACAGCCCAGTGGCCCAGCAGATCGTGGGTATGGACGGTGCAGCGGAGCTCCTGCGCGAGCAGGCCCGCAACCTGAGCGGCAACGTGAACCGCATCGTGCCAGACCGCCCAACGCTCACAGCCATGCAGACTCTGCAGCAGCAAAACGCTCAGCTCCAAGAGCAACTGGCCATGATTGCGGGAGAGTTGCAAGGAGGCGCTCCGGGCATGACACAGGGCCCAGCGCCAAAGAATATGCTGCCTGACGGTAGCCAAGTTGGGGGTCGTGAGGGAAATATGATTTCTCCGCGCCCTAATGGTGTTTGACTTTTTTTGAATTTGTTGTATAGAATCCACACATGAAGATTTTTGTAGGCCAAAAGCCTGACCGGCAGCACATGCAAGCGTTGATTCGCTGCAAGCTGCAAGAAAACGAGCCGCTGTTGGCGCTGTTTCGGATGAAACTGGAGGAGACTAAAAACTCCTTGATGGTTGCAGAAGAGCCGCACCGCATACACCGTCTCCAAGGTCAGGCCCAAGCCTTATCAGATTTCCTCGAAGCGGTTGAAAAATCGTCAGAGGTTTTCGACCGGATCAAATGATCCGTTTTTGTAAATCCGAGCAAACCATTATGTGAACGGCAGACCGCAGTAGGAGCCTGAAGCAGAGTTGGAGCCCAAGGAGAATTGAATGGCATTGCCAAGACAAGTAGAAGCTCAGTTACGTGAACTGGAAGCACTGGAAAAGCAGCTGACCGACGCGCAAAACCCTGCCCCCGCAGACCCTGCGCCAACCCCAGCAGAGCCTCCCCAAGACCCACAGCCCGCGCCTGCAGAGCCAAAGCCTGTCGAGCCAACGCCGACACCGACTGAACCAGTCGTAGCGGAAGAGAAATGGGAGCAGAAGTACAAGACCCTCAAAGGTATGTACGACGCCGAAGTTCCTCGCTTGCATGCAGACTTGCGTGACCTCAAGGCCCAAGTGGATAACCTCCGCAAAGCCAGCGAGACCAAGCCGGTTGAGCCTGTGAAGCCCGCAGTCGCTGAGAAGTTGGTGACTGATGCTGATGTTGAAGCATTTGGTTCGGACCTCATTGAAGTCCAGCGCAAAGTTGCCCGCGAAGTGGCAGCAGAGTTTCGTGGCGAACTAGACGCCATGCGTGCCGAGAATGAGAAGCTGCGCGAGCAGTTGACCAACACTGGCACCCAAGTGTCTGAAGCCAGTTTTGAGCAGCGCCTGTACCGTATGGTGCCGGACTTTGAAGCAGTCAATGCTGATCCCAAGTGGATTGCTTGGCTGAACGAAGTGGACCCGCTGCTCCCAGCTCCACGATCTTCTGTTGCACAACAGGCGTTCAACCGAGGCGACGCTGAAGGAGAAGCACACTCCGT